GTCTGTAACAACAAATACATCAACAACATCTGGAAATTCCTTAACACCAACTTCAGGAACAACAACGTCAGTTAATATCACTCCATCGGCAGCAAGAACAACTGGTGGTGCAGGCGGTACAGGAAATGTAAGTGTTGTTACAGATAACTCTACTAAGAATATTGAAGGTTCTACAGTCAATACGACATATCTAAACACAAGCACAAGCGGTGATGTTTATGGTCGTGCTGGTGTGAATACTTCAATGCCAATGAGAGTATAAAAAAAGGGGAAGCATTTCTGCTTCCCCAAACTTACTACAAAGGAGACTGAAGACTTTTAATCTTCGGCTAACTTCTCAAAGTAACTTACATCTTCATCATCGTCAGCCCAAGGCTTTCCAGATTCAACTGTTGACTTAGGCTTAGATTCTGCTTTTGGTGTTGCAGGAGGATTAGGTTTTGCAACTGCAACTGTATCACCACCATCAATACCAAGCACCTTATTCAAACGTGCCTTGAGTTCATCATAAGACTTAAAGTTAGTTTCACTCAAGAATTCAGACAGAGCATACTCGCTCTTCCAAATCTTTTCAAGGTCATCATCATCTTGTGACAGAGGTGCTGAAGATTCAAACTCGGACTTATCGTAGTTTGTATAACCTTCTACTTTACGAATCTTCAACTTGAAGTTCGCACCTTCCCAAAGGTGAAAGGGATTTACAGGGCTTTCATCCTCAAACTCAGGATTCATTGCTTCATTGATCTTGTCGAAAATTTTCTTTCCAAACTTGAACAAGAAGACTTTACCTTCATTATCGGGATTGCCAGGATCGCGCACAACGTAAATGTTTGCAATGTATTGCAACTTACGCTTTTGCTTACGTGCGACTTCTTTATTTGCTTCTACACCAGAATTCCAAAGAACAGTATTGTGTTCTGAAACAGGGTCTTTCTTGTTGATAGTAGTCAACGAGTTTTCGATGTACCAGCCACCAGGACCTTGGAAAGAGTGTGAGAAGATTTGAACCCACGGAACATCTTCGCTTGCTGGAGCAGGAAGAAAGCGAATGGTTGCTGAACCATTACCAACTTTGTCTACTGTAGGTTTCCAGAATCGAGTGTCTTCATAAGACTTCTTACCTTCTGGCTTGTCGGAGAGTTTGTTAATCTCCTGTGAGAGTCGTTCGAGGTCTTTGTTACCGGAACGCTTGAGGTCTGCAAATGAGTTTGCCATATGTATTTCCTTATATAAAATGTATATTAACGTATGTTTACTTGTCCACATTATCATGATCTACTATAGTATATAGTCTATCTTGATCCTTTTTTGACATGACTAGCCAACAAATTTTTTGTCGCCTAACCTGTCGAGTCTTTAATTCACCACCAGTTCTCTCAGAGACTTTTTTGCTCTTTGAGTGTCGAACTTTAAGAAGGGCTGGTATTTGTTGCATATTTTACTTACCTCTTTGTAGATTGGATCGGTGATTTCTTTATCATAACGTTTGGTAAAAGATAGTATTGAATTCAAAATTGTAAGTGTCTCAAGGCTGATTTCTTTGCGTAGATACATCTGAATGATTTTTGGGTGTTCGCCTTTAGTGGTGCTAAACCACACATTCAATTCATCTGCATCCCAACCTTCGATGAAAGACATTTCGTTTTTGAAAATGTATCCCAATGACTCTTGCCTTTTTCTCCATTCATTATATTTCGATTCACATTCTTCTGATAGAAGTTCACCTACCCAAATCTTAGGGTCGTGTAAAAAATTTGCAACTAAAAACTCTTCTAAGTATTTGTCTTTCTTATTGCCCAACTTTGCAAAAAATATTTTGTCTTTGCGCTTTAGGAAAGAATCATAACTCAGATTGATTTTCTTATTATACTTGAAATAGTCGTAACTGTCAAGCACAAAATGATTTTTGATCGCGGTATAAATTTTGTATGCATCAAATGCGTCCATGATTAATCTTCAAGTGGCAATCGCGCTTTCGTGTTTGGTATGAGTCTTGCTTTAATAGATTCACCTTCGATGACTGCTTTCATTTTTGGTGAAATAAGAGAAGCCGCAGTCTCTACTTCAAGTCCTTTTTGTTCGCAGAAAAGAAGAATCGCATCTAAAAATGTAATTGGCTGTTTATCTTTGACGATTTTCTTAATCTCTACTTCGAATTCTTTTTGTGTGAGAATTTTAAGATTCATAGTATCTAACTGAAAGAATTTTACCTGACTTGTAGTATCCTAACTTACTGACAAACTCGCCAGGTTTTGCACTTCTCAATTTAGGATTACTCAAGTCGCTATGCGTTGCGTAGTAATGAGGAGGAAGAGCCTTCCTCCCACTATACTTCATTTCAATCTTAGATTTTAATTTTTCGAACATTATCGTCATACCTATAAAAAATGTGGTCACCAATTTGAACGATTTTAACTTTCGTTACAGCCCATGCAGGTTTCACATGAACTGTATGAAAGTGTGTTGCGCCCTCTAACATTGTTATGATATCATTATTAGCGCCTCTTGTCAAGAGCATTCTTGAAATTTCTAAACAATCTTGCCACGTTTTACTGTTAGCAGGTGTTCTGACAATTTTATCGTTGTACCACGAAAACTGATTCGGTTCCGTTACAACATCTTTGATTGTTTTTGGATATCTCGAATCTTTCATTCGATTCAATGTGACGATACCAACTGCAATCTTACCAATTCGGGGTTCCGATCCGGCTTCATAATACAGGTTAAGTGCTAACCAATACTCATCGATTTTGCTTACTTTTTCTATCGCAGGAACAAGAGGTGTGTATCTTGTGTGAACTTCAGGCGTTTTGCCGTAAAGATTTGTTCCTATAAAAATTGCAATTCCGATTGTGAGTGCAAATACTGCAACCTTTACAAAATTCAAGGTTCTCATATTTTCTCCTTTCTTGAATTAAAAGGTGCCACCATTGCGGCGGCACCTATTCTAACGAAGTTTAAGCCTTATCAACAAAAGTTTTAAAGGTTTCTGCTTCTTTTAGAATTTCCTGCGTAGTAGGAAACGCAGGCACCTCAGTAAGAGGTTCGTTTTTCATCTGAGAATTCGTTTGCTTGACATTCAAATCTGTGTAATATCTCTGAGTCAGTTGATCCTGAGCCATTTTAAGCAATTCTAGTCGAATCTCATAGGGGCTTTTACTCATAGTTTTCTCCTTGTGTGTGTGTTATGAGTGCCTGCCAAAAGCGACAGGTTTTTTATTTAGTATTTTAAAAAGTTTTCGCGGTGTCTTCGGTAAAATAACAGCCCTTGATTGAGATATGCAACTGTTGCACCTTTTGCAATCATTTGATTCCACATATTCCAATCTTCTTGTGTGTGCTGAGTATTGCCTAAACGCTTGTATCCAACTTCTTGTCCTAGTTTTGTTCTATACAACATAGAGCCATGATGCCCTTTACGTTGCCAATAGATATCACCTTGGTGATCTACAATTTCATTAGGATGTCTATTCCTAATTTCGTTTTTAAGTTCACCTGTTACTACGATATCATAAGTTATTATATCAGTTTTAGTGTTGGAAAGCAAGTCTATTGCATCAGACCTCAACCAATTATCTGCACCAAGAAACATGACATATTCCGATTTGACACGCATTAGCATGTCTTGGAAATTATTAACTGTACCGAGATTTTTATCTCGCAATATGAATTCTACCTCAGGATAAAGTTCTGGTAGATGAGAACAATCTCCTGCCGCATCGTCAACAAATAAAATTCGTTCAGGCTTCTTTGTCTGACTGAGAATTGATTCGATGCAATGTGACGCTAGGTGTCCATACTTGTATGAGCAAATTACAACAGTTATCATGGGATTAATTTTGAATTCATGTGTTTAACAACTTCGCCGTTTATCAAGTAATCTGGATATGCGAGTGCAGACTTAGAACGGCAGAATCCGTTCATGTATGTCATACGATCCGCATTCGATTGATTCGGTTCACTACCATGAATGATTGTAACAGTCCAAATCAAAACAGAACCTTTTGGCGCGATATACTTTGTGCCTTCAAGTTCGCCGCGAGTAAAGGTACGTAGATTTCTTGGCGTAGGCCAGTATTCCCACTTGTGAGAACCTTCGATAAATTCTACTGCGCCATTGTCAAGGGTGATATCATCTACAGCAATGATTGTTTGAAAGTAATCATCAACAACATCATCTTTAAAGTTTCTTTCTTCACGAAACATTGTGTCACGGTGCCAAGCGAATTGATCATTGCTACCGGCTTCTCTAAAATAAACTTGATTGTTGATTTGCTTTACATCATCACCAATGAATTCGCGAACAAGATTTACCATTCGAGAATCGGTGCGGATGTTATTCAGATAGTCATTTGCGAGTGCAGGAAAGAAAATAAGTTCTTTTTTTCCATACGACATTTCACTTGGCGAATAGCGATAACCAGCATCTTTGATTTGCTGATCGGTTACAGAATATGCTTGTCGTTTAATTTCATCACATTCTTCTGTAGTAAAAACATTGGGTATGACAATGATACCTTTTTCTTCGTATTCTTTTTTTAAATCCATGACACGTAGTTACGATGAATTTTAAATTGATAGTCAGGAACATTGATATTCAATGTTCCTTGTGTGACGCTATATGCTTTTTCATATCCTGCTTCTTTGACAATACGAACAACTCTTTCATTGAATGTTCCATAAGGATATGCAAAGTATTTGCATGGGAATGGTGAGGTAACTTCTCTGCGAATCTCTTCGTCTGAAAGATTACATAAGTCACGATGCGACCATGTGTGCCAACCAAGTTCAAAATCATACTTGCCGCAAAGTTCTTGCACCTGTTCAAGTGTGCAATACTTCTCTAGCGCGGGCACATGCGCTAGATCAAACGTATTATCTTTTCCCAAAAAGTCACCCATCACAAACATGATGCCAGACTTGTTGACTAGCACATCCTGATTATCATATACGTTTTGATAGATGCCGTCAAATCCAATTGAATCATCACATGCGATAATTTGTTCTCGCGTATGATAGTTTGGATGTTTGTGAGTTCCAATGTTGTGTGCTAATTTCATTCTAGTTCTATTTTCCTAAAACCATCTATTGGATTCTCGCCGAGATATTCATAGATTGTAACTTGTTGAACGTATTCTCTATATGTAAATTCTTCTCGGTGCAAAATTTTACCATACTTGTATGGAAGCAACCAGTCTTTAATACCTGCAACTAAAATAATTCGTGCTGACGATTGCATGATCCAATCATAAATTTTTTGATGATCATACTGTTGATACATTGTTCCAGTTGTCATTACCAAATCATATTTTCCGTCTGGTTCATGCACACGCTTTACGTTTGGTGGGAATCTAGATGCGGCTTGATCGGAAATTTCAATCCCGTGTAATGTAACGGCAGGCAAGAATTCAGTAACAAATCCTTCACCACATCCAATATCTAAAGCACGATCAAACGGACTATATGGTTTGAGAATTTCATACAGTTTATCTCTACGTTCGATATCATCCTTTGTTGTTTTGTATGCCCACGGATCAGGATTCTTATACCAATGTTCAAGTTCTTGTTTACTCTGCAAAATATTTCTCCTCAAGTCCTAAAAGAATACGCATTACATCTTCTTCTTTCATTGCAGTATTCTCTACAAGTTCTTCTAGCATTGAGAAGTCCCACGTATCTTCTGCAACATCATGCCATGCGTAAATACAAACTTCTTCCTTAGGTCTATGTATGAGACACCAAGGAGTCAAATCGTGTTCGGGAAAATCAAAATTTTCTGTGAGCGAATCTTTGTGAATAAAGATTGCGTAAGATTCTAGATTTTTATCATCTTGTTCGTCAGTTTCTTCGCTATAACCATAGCCATCAAAGATAATTTTCACTTCGGAAACATCAGAAATATTCTCACCAATTTCAAGACAATCAGGATCACGCCACATGGTGCTCAATAGATGCATCAAACAACGTTCATAGTCTTCGTAATTATAGTCACTCATATTATATCCTTTGAATTGGTGCTAGTTGATTCTGTTGCCAAGTTCAACTAGCAAAACTCCGGTCAGCGTTTAGGCTGCCAGTGCAAATCTTTCATCGTTTGCATTTACTTTGTTTTACTTTTAACGACTATCTGTGTCGAGTTGTCCACTTCTATACTCTTTACCCTGTCGAAACCAAGTGCATCCCCATCAGAAGAAAACTTATAATTCCTTTTCTTCACAAACTCATTGTATTCTTTTTCGGTAGATATCTGATAATCTTTATCATCATCTAACCATTTACCTATTTCTAACAATGATTTCATAAATTTTCTTTTGGTGGAGATGGGCGGAATCGAACCGCCGTCCAGAATACGTTTCTAGTTGCTTCATACAACCATAGCATCTATTTATTATACTTTTATTTTGCAAATCTGTCAAGTTCAGGTGGGCGCCACCCTTCAGGTTTCATAACCTTACCGAGTTCATTTTTGATTACCTTCATTGTCTTACGATCAATCTTGTCTAGATTGCTTCGCGCAACTTCATGCCATGCTCCGTTCACATCGAAACCTCGCATATGGCAATAACCAAGAATCACCCAAATCATGTCCATACACGCATCAAGTTCTTCTATTTTGTCTGCTTTCTTGTAGCCATCCATGAATTCCCAAAACTCTTCAACAATCAACTTCTGATATAAATGTCGATTTGCTTCGGTGCGGTGTTGTTCACATGCGGCTATGAATGTGGCAACGTCAACATACATGTTACTCATCTTTTACCTCCTCATAGATTTCGCGATACTTAATAAACTCGCCAATGTATTCATCACGTTTTTTCACAAAGATTTGAGGTTCTTCGCTATCAACGGCAATTACAATGACGATTCTAGGAACAGATACGCCTGTTCGTTCTTCATACATGACTGCATAAGCGGCACATTGCATGAAGTAATTGAGAATCCATTTTGCTTCTTTTGGTTTGCTTGCTGTCTTAAAATCGATGATGGATATCTTGCCATCAAATTCTGCAATACAGTCTACACGACCTGCAACTTTAAGATGATTGGAATAAAGTGGAATTTCTAGCGCATGAATATTGTTTACATACTGATCTAGAATTGGCTGAATAGACTTAAACATAACAAGAGCATCAGGCATAGTATTTCGTGCAAAGTCATCTTCATTGTTCAGATAATTTTCACAAAGTTTATGCACTCTGGTGCCCCGACCAGATGCTCTGGCAGACACTCGGTTTGCTTCTTCTTCACCGACACGCTTTCGCCACTCAAGAATTTTATCCTTGCCGTGTTGGGAAGTAATAGTGGTAACTGAGGGGTATAGTAACCCCTCAGGTGTTTTATAAAATCTCTTGCCGTTTACTGTTACAGTCTCAAGATCATAGTCAATGTCGCAACCTACATGTTTGAAATTCACTTTGCATATTCCTATTTGTTTATCATATTTTTATTTAGCAGTCTCCATAATGTCTTCGTATTGAAGTTTTGCTAGAATATAGTCTTTCACTAAAGAAGAACGCACAATGTCATCCACAGTAAACTCAATTCGCGTGAATGCATTCATGTGTTGTGCAATGTCAAAGAATTTGAGAATGCCACTCATGTCGTTTTTCTTTTTGTTTAAGTCTGTCTGGCGGTAATCACCGCACCAAATAATCTTGGAACGATAACCAACGCGAGTCATAACGGTGTCGATTTCTTCGTATGTTAGGTTTTGCATTTCATCAACGATAATGATTGCATCATCGAAACTCATACCACGAATGAATGATGTGGAGATGAATTCGATGAATCCTTGTTCTTCTAATCTTTGGTATGCATCGGGTCGACCAAATAACGTATGACAAATTTGTTGATAGGGTTGGCGATAGATTTCAGTCTTTTCATCTAGATCACCAGGTAAGTGTCCAACTTCTCTTGACGGTACAGCGGAACGAACAATAATAATTTTGTTGAATGGATTTGATTTGTCTAAAACTTCTTCAAGTGCTTTGTATAAGGCGCAAAATGTTTTACCTGTTCCTGCAACTCCATGTAATGCTATAAAATAATCTCCTCTTTTGTATGCGTCAAAGAATGATTTTTGATTTGACGTAAGAGGCGCGAATGTTTTTAAATCGTCTATCCTGACCTTTAGGCTATTGTTTATGGATTTTAATTTTGCAGTTCTATCACTAGATTCATGATGATGTTCTGTATTTGCTGGTTCTTTTAACAGAGCCGCAGATTTTCTAGCCATGTAAGTTTCCTTTTGTTGGTTTACACAGCCCCATCTCAGAATGTATTAACATTTCCCCTTGGATGTGCTTCCTTTGCTTTTGCAAGAACTTCACGGAAGCCGTTATCGGGCTTCCTTATTCCTAGACGAATTGGATCACCAATTGATGGAGCGCCCGTAATCAAAGTCTCATATTGAGGGTTGTCTTTCAAGAATTCTTCCCTCGCACTAATGCTCATTATTTTATCGTATGTCTCGCCAGTTTCTTTATTATGAAATGTATAAGTCGGCATGTTCTTCAAGTCCTTCAGTAAACCAATTGGGAATTTCGCGTTTTGTCCATTTCGCGAAACTTACTTTCTTATCTATGTAGTATTTATGATAGGACGCTACGGAATCGCCTGCAATTTTACATTCATCTGGCATTGCTGGCGTTGGTTCGGTGAATGTTCCAATGGGAATATTTTTTGGTGGAACATACAAAACATCAATATACTTCTCACATGCGTGGCGCTTACCATAACGATGAGTATATTCGGCTAACAGATGTAGCCACATTTTCAGAAGCCAAGTATAATTCTCTTTGCTTGCACGAACCCAAATGTTTGATGGATGATTGATATGGGATGCCCGCATTAGACCTGTATTGAATTTTTCATCGGGATGACGCCAGACTTTGAGGTGACGCCAACGTGCAGGTAGAGAACCTGCAACATATCGCTTTTCTATATCTTGAACACCATCAAGCAACCTATGTGCAGTAGACATAAGTTGTGCATATTCGATGATCATTTTTACAACGTGCTTGTCGCAATGCATTTCCGCACAAGCCTTTGGGTTGTTGTCAAGATAAAATATATTCATTTAAAATCCAAGTTGAACCATTGCGCCAGCAAAGTTTATTGCACTAACAAATATCATGAACCAGCCAAGAACATTTCGCTTGTCTTCAAATGCAGTAATAGAAGACTTCCATGCCCACCAGGAAAAGAATATGTTGAGTGCGGCAAATATCATAACATTTCCTCAGAAACTTGCTTCTTACCAAACTCTTTATTCGTATAGTATTCTAGCAGTCTTCGTTCAATATAACCAACAACAATTCCGTAGTGTGGCGCACGGAATCTGTATTCACATCCGTGCCATGACCGATTGTTTCTCAGGTATTGATCATACGCTTTTCGATGTTTTCTGTTTGTTGCATCAAATAAAACTTCACTTCGTACCGTCAGCATCTTCGATCTCTTTCAAAAACTTAAAATGTAATGTTAAAATGTCCACCGCTCATTTTTTATTCCATTCAGAATGATGACCTTTGTTCATTATAACACCATGCCATATCATTGTCAAAGCCACTCGGATTTGCCGAGTGGCTTGTTGTAAGTAATAACGCCGATATGTTTTCATGACACTATTGCAACGGCATCCAATAATTGGCGTTTGGTATCTTCAATGTTTACATGATGAATGCCAGTGCCGCCAGCCTTGTTGAACGCTTCAATCACATCAAACGTATCGTCAATGAGAATTGTATTTGCGTTTGCATATGAAGACTTTAGCCTACGACCAGGAACAACGTTCGGTAGATAATGAATATCATTCTTTTTCAGCCAAACAAGTTTTTGTTCTCGCACACTAAGGTGAAACTTTTCACCACCAGAGGAGGTTAGCATTTCAATATGCAAGTTTGGAATTGAACGCACAAATTCTAGTAGTTCTTTTCCATTTGGATGCCAAGGCAGTTTTTCAAAATGGTGATTCCATATGAAACTTTTCCAGTCATCGCTAAATTCTTTTTTATCGCGAGACTGTAGTGGAGTCCGACCAAAGAGGCTGATCCAATGAGAATCAAAATCGCAAAGAACACCATCCATGTCAAGATATAAAGTTACCATGTAAGACTCACCGTGAACACAAAAAGAACGGTAATAGCAAGGAGAGCAAATGCAATGCTCTCCATAAAGGGGGCTAGAGAAAACATAATATTTTTCAATTTGTCAAACATCAGACATCCTATTAATCAAGTCATTCATTACAGGTTCAACATGAAAAGAAGGCTGGCGCGTCATCGCACAAACATAATTAATTGCATCCGCGCCAGTCAAATCCATGTCCCACGCTTCGAAAATAAACTTCTCTATTTCCCTAACTAGACTTTCATCTAGTATATCCATTTCAATTTCCTTATTAGGCAACTCCACGCACATATGCGCTTGCATACGAACGATCTTCAAAATCGGTGATATCGGTATCGATAGCATCAAGAACATCAACAGGACCAGCCTTCATTGAACGTTCGTCCGCATCAATATCAACCGCAGGCTTTACAGTCTTGGTTGCTTTAGCAACCTTGGGAGTAATAGCCTTAGTAGCCTTAGGGGTAGAAACTGTCTTTACTGACTTAGCCTTGGCGACCTTGGAAGCAGTAGCCTTTGCAACAGGCGCAGTACCAGAACCAACAAGTTCATACGATACAACGGCGCGACCATCACGAACGGCAACAACTTCGAAGCCAGTATTTTTCTTGATCTCCCACAGATAAGTGGAAAGTCGAGTCGGAATAATTCCGCTTAGACCTTTAATGGTCGAAACAGAAACGGGACCCTTTGCATTTTGCAGGGCTTCAAACACTTTAACATATTGCAGAGATTTACTCATAATAAAATTTCCTTTCAGAGATAATTAACCAACAAAACAATGATAACACAATACCAACACAATGTCAAGCGGTAAGCATGTAAGGCTTGTTCCACTTGCCAATGTTCACACTAACGTAGTAAGCGGTGTTGAAATAATCAACCATCGCATCACTTTCGTCATACCAATCAGCACCCTTTAACGCACGGAAGGCTTCTGTCAAAAACGTCTTAGCCTTGCCGGTAAAATGGTCCTGAAACCAATAAGGATTTACATCAACCGATTGATTTTTCCGAATGTATGCAACTTGATCTTCGGAAAAATGATTTGCGTAGGGCTTCTCCGCATCGGTCTTGATATAATTTTCAACAAAATCGATTGAACCAGACTTCACGGTCAACACGATTGTGGAATGATTATTGACGGACAGAGAACCTTTCACGCCATACTTAGCCATGATGGGTTTCAACAGAGCCGCAATCTTCGCTTTCTTTTCTTGATTCATATAAGCCATGACAAATATCCTTTCAATTAACCGAGAGTGGTAACGGAGTCACTAACAGCGGCGCCGAACAGCACCATCGCAGAGAACACACCAACTAGAATCATCAAAATCGTCAACATTTCACACCTCTTTTCTCACTCAACAAGGATAGTATACCTCAGGTGGTGGGTATTGTCAAGGGTTTTTTCAACTTTTTTTCAACTATTTTTGTTGTATTTTTGCAACAAAAACAGCAACTTAGGGGGCGGTTTAGGGCGGTTTTCCGTATGAGGGTCATATCAGAGTAGCACCCCACCCCCAAAAGCCGCCCAAAAGCCTGGAAAACCGGTCTTCCATAGCCGCTTTCAGTCCCCAAACCTACGAATCGAGCCGAAATCGTCATAAGTTAGTAAGCACTCACTTACTTCGGCTTCCCGTTCGGCATCCGCAATTTCACGGAGTTCAGCATTTACATCATCAATCCAAGCGCCACTCTCAAGCCACTCGCGGTATTCAAGTTCGGCTTGGTATGCAAGGTAACCGGAATCTTCCTCGCAGGTGATATCATCAAAGTCATCAAATGCCGCCATCATCTTCTCCAATGTCGATTTCATGATTGAAAGTATATCAGAGAAACGATTCCATGTCAACATCAATTTTCTGAATGTTGCCGTCAGGCGACACTTCGAGAATCTTACCGAGAATCAGCCACTCGTCCATCGGCATTTTTTGTTCGGTAAATTCATCAAGAAACTTTTTGCATTCCTGCAATGTTTCAAATTGTTTAGAACCGATCATATTTCGATCAAAAGGTTTAGCAATATACATTTTAGTCCTCTACACAAAAATCTTTAAATTCTTCAAACGTTCCAGAGAACATTACATTGTCCGGATTCTTCACCACAACACGATTTTCAAAAACGTGATATTCATATTCTTGCCAGCAGTCAGTATCGGTTACTGGATGAATGTAGAAGCCACCAACGCTTTTCTTAAAATGCGCGACCATTTGCGCGGCAAGACAACCCATGCCATTTGCAAGTTTAGGTTTCACTTCGCCGTAACCGTTTACGATTTCAAACCCACCTAAAAATTCAGCAAGTTCAAAACCATGACCGGACGGATATCCATCGAATTGACGATATATGTTAATCACAGGCGTATCGCCTTCATACACAAAAGTTAAGCATCTAGTTCCCATTACACATTTTCCTTCATAGCATTAGCACCAGAATACATGATTGCAAGACCGAGAATAGAAAGCAACAAGCCTTCCAATAAATCAGCAGATTCAGTTTCAACACCACCAACAGAACCGGCGACAATCAACAGACCAACAAAAAATCGAATCGAACCTTTCATGCAACCTCCCGTTCAGTTTCACGTTCCATAGCAGTCACTTCGCGGTCTAGTTTCAGCATGAAACTTTCCATAGCAGTCACTTCGCGGTCTTGTAATTCAGCACCAATCGCAAAGTAAATTTGTTCCAAAGTTGCACTAGGCAACGTAGATATTGCGGAGAAAAAATCCTTCGCAACATCAGAGGTGGGCACCAACATCAACATTATACAGTCTCCATATTGCGTTTAGTCAAACGCTTCAATTGACGAACAACATCTTCGGTCGAATCCAAGCGGTCAGCCGCTAGGGAAGTCAACATGGATTCGAGAACGCCGGCAAGACCAGCATAAGGCGAACCGTATTCGGCACGGAGGACATCCTCATAGTCACGAATCGCATCGCGGATCATTGCAGACCGCGCAGACCGAGCATTCATTTCCTGCACAAATTTGTTCATATCAAATCCTTTTCTCACTTAACAGACTACAGTATACCACACCCTCGGAGAATGTCAAGCACTATTTTCACGGTGTTGCATAAAAACAACATCGATGTTAGTAGACACTAACTTCATTCTTTATAGACAAGTGAGGATGTTCCGTCATATCGTGAAATATCCTCGTTCCATGAAGGAGGTTTCATGCATTCAAAATGCAACACATCACGCCCTTGAATATCTTCCTCAACATTCAGAACCTCAACCTCATCGGTGTAATGCCAGTCACTACACCACTCACAATAAACCTTATAACGGCTCTCCGCCATCATTCGCTTACTCTGAAAGCCTGTCATTATCGCTCCAAAATAAAATGATCACCAAGATACAAATCAAAAGTTTTTATTAGGTGTTCATAGTCACCTTTTTTCATTTCTTCGCAAATCGATTCACCCAATTCATGTGCGCCGGACCGTGCGAAAGTTTTCTTTACAACGGCAAGCAAATAGAATGCATTACCTTGCGGACCAGCCAGGTCAATTACAATCTTATCCTGTTTTTGTTTCTTTCGAATTGTCATATCAACCCCAATCCTTTTGTGCGCCACCAGCATTGTAGCCAGCAGTATATTCTACAATTTGTTGTGCAGTCATGTTAGCCAATTCAACCCGGTCACTTGAATAGGTATCGCCAACATAATAATGTGGTTCATATGATCTACCATAATAGTAATCAGCACCACCGCGGTCAAAGGGACCGCCATGTCTATTGTCATACATTTTGAATTTCCTTCACTTCATTCAATACATCATTTGTCACAATCACGCCACCGTAAAGATTCTGATACATTTCTGCCATTGATTGAATGTAGAATTGCATTATCTTTCCGTTTCGCATTATCAGAGTATATTGCATCAAGCCGCCATCAACATAATAGTAGGATATTTCACAAAACCAGTGGTGTCTTTTTTTGCTTTGCCTTTTGCATACAAACCAACGACAACACCTTTAGGATCAAGGAAACGCAAATCAGATTCGTCACCATTGAAAACTGGCATACCCATGTAAGTCTCGGGCATTGGCAAAGTTTTCTTAATACCGAATACTGTAGCAACATTGTAACCTTGTTGAATTGCTTTAGCAACATCGGAATCATTGCCATCAGCCGCTGAGAATGTCAGGTGATAGTTAGCGATATCAACAACCTTACGACCAAGAATCTTGGTGTAGTCATAGAATTGGACTTCTGGGAATGCGGCAAACATGTTACGAAACAATTGACCGTTACGAACAACCTCATACTTTTCGAAGGCAAGGTCGGAAGTGCCATTCAAACGGAACACAGGAATCAGGTT